TCTAATCGACTTACTTGCCTATAACACTCACTACCTAGGATTTAATGCTAATATGTTGGCTAATGAAATGTATTTAGATAGCGCTGACATTCGTAAAAATATTGTTTCATTAGCTAAGATGTTAGGCTACACTCCTAATTCTTGCAGAGCGCCAATGGCAAACTTATCAATTAGAATTAACGGTGTACCTACAACTGTTGCATCTTTAACAATGGCTAAAGGCACAACATTCACAACTTCAGTTGATGGCACATCATACAATTTTGTAACTAATCAAAGTTATACAATTCAACCAAGTTCAGGTGTTTATAATTTTTCAAGTATAAACATTTATGAAGGTACTTTAGTTACATTCAGATATACAGTAGATACAGCAGACGCTGACCAAAGATTTATTATACCAAGCGCTAATGCAGATACAGCTACACTAAAAGTTACAATTCAAAATTCATCTGCTGATTCAACAACAAATGTTTATACACTTGCTTCAGGTTATTCTGAATTAGATAATACATCTAAAGTTTACTTCTTACAAGAAACCGAAGACGGGAAATTTGAAGTTTATTTTGGTGACGGTATTTTAGGAAAATCTTTAACAGATGGTAATATAGTAATTTTAGAATATATTGTTACAAATAAAACAGCAGCCAATGGTGCAAGTTCATTTACATTGTCTGGTGATATTGATGGTTATTCAGATGTAACAATTACAACAAGTTCAGTTGCAGCTAATGGTTCTGAACCACAAACAAAAGAATCAATTAGATATAATGCACCATTAAATTATGGTACACAAGATAGAGCTGTGACAACTTCCGATTACGAAACAATTGTAAAATCAATTTATCCAAATGCACAATCAGTTAGTGCTTGGGGTGGAGAAGATGATGAAACTCCACAATATGGCGTTGTTAAGATTGCAATTAAACCAATTACAGGTTCTACTTTAACAACTACTACTAAAGAAAGTATTAAAACTCAGTTAAAAAAATATAATGTCGTTTCAGTAAGACCAGAAATTGTGGATCCTGAAACAACAACTATTCTTTTGACATCTACAATTAAATATAATGAAAATGCTACAACTAAGACGGCAGACACATTAAAATCAAATGTGATTACAACTTTAACTAATTACAATACAAATACTTTAAATCAATTTGACGGAGTATTCAGATATTCTAAAGTTACAGGTTTAATTGACAACACAGATACAAGTATTGTATCGAATATTACTACATTAAGAATTAGAAAAACATTTACACCAACAATTGGTAGTTCTACAAGATATGATGTTTATTTTAGAAACTCATTATATAATCCACATTCAGGTCATAGAGCAGCTGAAGGTGGTATCTTAACTTCATCTGGTTTTAAAATTACAGACGATACTACAGTTTATTACTTAGATGATGATGGTGCAGGAAATGTTAGACGATACAGTTTATCAGGTTCAACAAGAGTATATGCTAACAGTACACAAGGTACTATAACTTACTCTACAGGAAAAATTACAATTAACTCATTAAATATTGCTTCAATCGAAAACATTAGAGGTAGTGCAAGTACAGTTATTGAATTAACAGTACAACCAAATTCTAACGATATTATTCCAGTTAGAGACCAAATTTTAAGTATAGATACGGCAAACTCAACTATAACAGTTGAAGCAGACACATTTGTTGGCGGTTCTGCTGACGCCGGAGTAGGTTACTCATCAGCTTCAAGTTATAGTACATAAGGATTAATGTCAGATGGCAAAGTTTACTGATAAAATATCCACTCTCATAAGCAGTCAAGCGCCAGAGTTTGTTGTTTCTGAACATCCTAAATTTTTAGAATTTCTACAATCATATTACACATTTATGGAATCGGCAGAATTGGCCGTTACTTCCGTACAGACTACAGATGGTCTTAGACTTGAATCAGAATTAACAACAAACGCAGACACATTATTATTAGACGCCTCTCGTATTGATACAGATAGAACACAGTTAGATGCTGGCGATAAAATCATTTTAGAAAGTTCTACTTATGGAAAATTTACTAGAGGAGAAACCATAACAGGTCAATCATCTGGAGCAACATCCGTTATTTTAACCGAAGACTTAGACAATGGCAAGCTTTATATTTCAGCACAAGACAAATTTATTATAGGTGAAGAAATTGTAGGTGCAAGTTCTAACGCAACGGCTGTAGTTGATAACTATAGACCAAATCCTGTTTCTAATATACAAGACTTATTAAAATTTAGGGATCCAGATAAAGTTATTTCTAACTTCTTAACAAAATTTAGAAATGAATTTTTAAATACTATTCCAGAAAACTTAGGTACTGGTGTTGACAAAAGAAAACTAATTAAAAATATCAAATCAGTTTATAGAGCAAAAGGTACTACGAGAGGTCACCAAATGTTCTTTAGATTGTTATTTGGTTTATCATCCGAAACAATTTATCCTAGAGAGAATATGTTAAGGGTATCTGATGGTAAATGGACAACTAATAAAATTTTAAGAGCAATTGAAACTGCTGGAAACACAACTGATTTATTAGGTAGAATTATCACAGGCGAAACTTCAGGTGCAACAGCTTTAGTTGAAAGTGTAAACAAATTTCAAATTGGTGCAAATGAAGTTACAGAATTTATTTTAGGTGATGAAAGTATTTCTGGTACTTTTCAAACAGGAGAAACACTTAGAGGTTCAATTTCAGATATAGCTGCTAATTATATTAAAGCAACTGTAACAGGTATTCCAAATATAATTACCATTACAAATGACGGTACTTTAAATGCTGTAAATGATAGTGTGACGATTACAGGCGGAGGTACTGGTGCAATTATTTCAGTTGAAGCTATTGGTAATGGCGGTATAGATGATTTTATTATTGATAGTGGTGGTACAGGTTATGAAATTGGAGAAAGTTTAGTATTTAATAATGCAAATACAAATGGCGGTGCAGCTGCGGCTGAGATTGCTGTTGTAAACGGAGGTTTCACACAAGAAACATCATCATCTTTAGTAGATGACCATATTGTATTAGAAGATGAAACTGTTAGAGGCGACCCATATACAGGTAATAAAATTGTACAAGAAAGTGGCACAGGCGTAGGTAACATTACAGATATTAGAATTATTAATAGTGGTTCTAACTATACAACTTTACCTACTGTCACAGTAACATCATCAGGTGGTTCAGGCGCTTCAATCATTCCTTATGGTAATGAAATTGGTAAACTTCAAAAAATTAAAATTGTAGAATCAGGTGCAGAATATCAACAATCACCTACACCACCTACTTTAGATATTCCTTTTTATGTATTAGCTAAAAATATTTCAGGTTCAATTGTTGCAGGTTTAACAGCTACATCTTTAGATAGTTCTAGTTCAACTATTACAGCAACTGTTAGTGCATACAATAATACTTTACAAATTATTAAAATGACAAGTGCAACAGGAACATTTGAAGCAGAAAGAGAAATTACATTTAGTAATGGTGCTAGTGCTACGATTGCAAAAGTTGACGCACCTACAGCTACAGTAACAGTTGGCGCAGTTGTTGATACTGCCGGCACATATGTTAACCAAGATGGTCATATTTCGGAAGATGCAATGAGAATACAAGATAGTTTATACTATCAGGACTTTTCATATGTTATTAAAGTTGGCCGAACAATATCTGATTGGAGAGATAGTTTCAAAAAAACAATGCACACATCAGGTTTTTATTTTACAGGACAAGTTAATATTGAAAATCAAATTAGTGCTCAGATTACTTCACCTGTTGAGGGTATTATTTCAGGCATTTCTGAGAGTCCAATCTTTGGTGTTATTTCAACTCTATTCTCAACTATCTTTGGTAGAAGATTAGGAACCGAAGATGATGGCACAACTCTAAATGCAAATCCAGAATTAGGTGTAAGTCCTGATTTTGATGATAGTACAAGCGAACACTTTACACCAAATACAAGAGATGTAACATTAAAAAGAAAAATGACCTTATTCTTAGGATTAAGAAGTCAATTATATAATATTACAGCTAGAGGTTCAGACTATATTAGAGGTTATGCTTATGGCGGTCCTAGAATGGCGTCATTAGATATTTACAATAATCCTTTCTCTACATCAAATATGTTTGGAGGGAATCATACATATAAACAACAAACAGCAATTGCTGGTAGTATTAACGGTCAAAATAGATATATTTCTCCTATGACCATGGAGGCTTGGGCAACACATACAGTTCAAGGATTTAATGATACATCAATTGACGGAACAGGCGTTCAAATACAAGATTATGCTAACGACCCTATGAAGACTTATATTGCTTGGCCTACTGAGGTTATTGTTACAGCACCTTCTTATGGATTTGACCATACAGATATTAAGTTTGATACTACTTCATTTACTTTTGATGCAACATAATCATAAAAACTTGTATAAATATTAGGGAATTTTAGAGAGTAACGAATGGCAAAACAAACAATTAACATTGGTTCAGTAGCAGATGACGGAACAGGTACTACCATACGAGCTGGTGGTGACCTTATTAATGATAATTTTAACGAAATCTATACAGAATTAGGTGATGGCACTACACTAGGTTTAGCTGCCAAGTCAATTACTTTTACAAATAAGACTATAGATGCTTCTAATAATACTTTAAGTAATATTGGAAATTCAGCATTAACAAATAGTTCTATTACAATTAATGGATCCTCAGTTAGTTTAGGTGGAAGTACCACAGTTGCTACAAGTTTTACAGTTGTAGATGATAGTTCAACAAGTACAACAATAACACAAGGTTCAGATACTTTAGGAATTTTAGGTGGTTCAAATTTATCATCTACAATTTCAGGTGACACTATTAGTATAGCACTAAATAGTACCGTAACAGGTTTAACAAGTGTACAGACTGAAACTTTAACAAACGCTTCTGGAAACTTACTTGTTGATAGTGCAACTTATATAACAGAATTTAGAGGAGATGGTTCTTCTACAAGAGGTCAAATTCAATTAAACTGTGAACAAAATACTCACGGTCAAAAAATTATACCTCAACCACATAGCGAAGGTGTTACAAATACATTAACACTACCTGCTGGTTCAGACCAAGAATTGGTAGGAACAATTGACACACAAACACTAACAAATAAAACAATTGGTGTTGGTCAATTAACTTGTAATACAAGAGCATATACAGGTGATGGTTCTACAGTAGCCTTCACAGTAACAAGTGGTCAAACAGTAGATAATGTTTTAGTATTTTTAAATGGTGTTTTCCAAAGGCCAACAACGGATTACACGGTATCAGGAACTACATTAACCTTTGGTACGGCTCCTGTATCAGCGGATGTAATAACAATTAAGGAGTTATAAGAGTAATATGACAAACAAAATTAAAGAATCAAATATTACAGACGGTGCAGTTACAAGTGCTAAACTTGACGCCAATGCTGTAACAAGTGCTAAATTAAATTATCCTCTAACTACTTTTTCATCAACTGGTATAGATGACAATGCTTCTGGTAATGCTATTACTATTGAAAGTTCTAAAAGAGTTCAATTTACTAGAGCAAGAAGTAATACATTAGGAGATTCAGCTTTAGAAATTTTACCATCCGATACTGTTGCTGGAATAGGATTTAGAATGGAGAATACAAACAACGATTTAGTTATTGAAAAATCATCTCCAAGTGGTTCGGAAGCAGAAATTTTAAGAATTAGAATTGGTGGTGGTATTGCATTAGGTGGTACTGGAGATGCAAACACATTAGACGATTACGAAGAAGGAAGTTGGACACCAACTATTACTTCAAGTGTGACTAATCCAACTATTACTTATGATACTTGGCATCATGGAAATTATACAAAAATTGGAGATACAGTTTTTGCTAGAGCATTTATAAGAACAGATAGTGTAAGTGGTGGTAGTGGAGATATTTACATAAAAGGATTTCCATTTAATTTTGTCGCTGGAACAACTGGAAGTGTTTATCCTGCTTCTGTTATGATAACTGGAATGTCAGGTTGGTCTACAACACCATCATATGCTTATAATTTGTATGTTGATGACAGAATACAATTATATGATTCAAGTGGAACACCTATTCCTGTTTCTGGTTTAGGAACAGGAAGTAATGCTAATCAAATGACGATTTTTGTAATGTATAAAGTTTAACAATGACAACACAGGAGACAACAAATGGCAATAACTAAAGAGACTCAGATTGGTAAAATCGAAGTGGTCGGAAAATACAAATCAGTTCAAGTAAGAACAGATGTTGTAGTTATGGAAGATGGCGTAGAATTAACAAGAAAGTATCATAGACACGCTTTAAATTGTGGCACATTAGATGCTGATAACAATTTAGTAGATACAGATATTTCTGGTGAAGACAGCGAAGTACAGGCAATATGTAATGCTGTATGGACAACAGCTATTAAAAATTCATATAGAGATATGTTGATAGCAAATTCTAATTCATAGTGAAATATAGTGTATAAATAGTATAAAAGGAAGATAAATTAATATGCCAGCGATTATTACAAACAAATTTAGAATACATAACGCAGAGCAATTCGTTGAATCATTCAGCGAAGCGGCTCCTAGTGTGTATCATATGGCTATCGGAAGACCCCAGTCTTTTGGTACCAAAACTAGACCAGATG